GTATTGGATTTGAGACTAAGGATAAATCTTCTACTGAAAAATCTCGAATCGAGTCTATTATTAGAAAGGAATTAAAAAACAAATTTGCTCCAGAGTTTTTGAATAGATTAGATGACGTCGTTTTATTCAACCATTTAGAAGAGGAAGATATTCTTAAGATTGTCGATATCGAAATTGGGCAGGTTATTGATAGACTTGCAGGACAAGGATATCAGATTAAAGTAAATAAAGCAGCAAAATTATTCTTGATGAAAGAAGGATACGATCGAGCATACGGAGCTAGACCCATGAAGAGAGCGATTCAATCTCATGTCGAAGATTTATTAGCTGACGCGATTATAAGTAAGAAAATGACTAAAGACTCTAAAGCAATTTATCAGATCGTACACAACAAATCCAGCGATAAACTTTCTATCAAATCCTAATATAATACTAAATAAAAACAATATGAGAAGATATACGTTCACTGATACATTTAAAGGTATTATACATGAAATTGATGGGTCTAATCTAGACTCTAGTCCTAGAGGTTTAAAGGTTAAAGAATCATTATTGACTACTTTACCCATCGACTCAACGCTACCGTTTCCTAACTTTAGAAATAGAAACTTTAATTTCGGTTATTTTGCTGGAGAGTTGGCTTGGTATTTAAAGAAAGATAATAACATAGATTATATTTCAGATTACTCAGGATTCTGGAAAAACATTACAAATCCTGGAACAAATGAAATCAATTCTAATTATGGAACGCTTTTATTTGGAGAGCAATTAAATTGGGTAGTAGATTCTTTAAAGTCTGACAAGAACTCTAGACAGGCAATCGCGTTTCTTAACCAACCTAAATTTCAATTCGAAGGAAATAAAGATTTTGTATGTACCATGTATCTAAACTTCTTTATTAGAAATAATAAATTGCACATGAAGGTTCAGATGAGGTCTAATGATATATTTTATGGACTAACATTTGACGCCCCCTTCTTTGCATTCGTACATCAGCATGTTAGATTATGGCTATTAGATTATTATCCAGATCTAGAACTAGGTACATATTATCATTCTGCTGATAACTCTCATTTTTACGAGAGGCACTTCGACTTAGCTAATAGGATAATGAAAGAAGACACTAGAGACAACGAAGAGTATGAAATGAATATTACAGAACCTATGTTTACTGTGAATCCAGAAGGGATGGAGTTAACTAGTGCTGGAGAAACATTCATTAAAGTATTAGATTATTTTGATCCCAAGAAAGAAGACAGTCTATTTTATCTAAGATTATTATCGCCATTCCTAGGGATAAAGCGATATGAGCTTGAAGAGAAGGCTGTATAATGTCGGTACCAGATTTCGAAATTAATTCAGCAAACGGCCCGCTGCCTGACGACATGATAGTAGACCATGAAGGATTCTATACTAGAGTTATGCGCTTTATATTTAACTCAGTACGTGAAGGTCCGTCAAACGAGATACTCTGCAGATTTATAGACGAGGATGGTAATATATTTACCTCCCACCTTGAATATGATGGATATTACAAATCACTAAAACGATGTTTAGAGTATTTTGAAAAGACAGAAGACTTTGAGCGATGTACAACAATCAAAAAAATATTAAAAACCTTACAATGAGCGATTACACTGAATTTAAAAAATACGCAACTGGCCATACTGGAATCAGCGGACTAAATTTGCATCGATATGAAAAACAAATCGAGAGCGGGCTATATAAAGGACCTTCAAGTTCTATCTCTCCTATGATTTTAGAAGAGAGAGAAATGAGAGCGACTATGATGTCTGTTTTTGATAGACTTATGATGGATAGATTATTATGGGTTGCTGGTCCAGTGAACGACAATATGTCTGCAGTTACTCAAGCACAGCTGATGTTCTTAGATAATACTGGAGACGAGGATATTACAATGCATATCGATAGTCCAGGAGGAAGTGTTAAGTCTGGCCTCTCAATGGTAGACGTAATGGACTATATTAAATCTGACATTAGAACCGTGAACATGGGAATGGCAGCTTCCATGGGATCTGTATTACTAGGTGCTGGAACTAAAGGTAAGAGGTCATCACTGAAACACTCAACAACAATGCTACATCAAAGTAGCGGTGGATTCAGTGGAAACATTCAAGACGCTGAAATAGATATGAAGGAATGGAAGAAGGTAAATGATGTTCTGTTTAATCTACTAGGAGAATATTGCGGCAAGACACCGAAGCAAGTTGCTAAGGATGCTACTAGAGATTTTTGGCTAACTGCAGAAGAGGCTAAGAAGTATGGTATTATTGACAATGTAATTAAAAGAAAATGAGTAAGATATTAGAGCGTATTGAATACCTAAGATCTGAAATAGCAGCAGGTGCAAGACATGACGGATGGACTCTTAAGGGTCTTAAGGCTGAATTAAAGAAGCTATTAGAACAGGTGAAACAAAACAAAGAATCTTAATATAAATATATGACAATCACGATATACGTACACAATAAAGATCTAGAGTATCTAAGTATTGCATTGACAAACAGCACAGGTATCATGGACTCGGTTAGAGTTTTAAATCAAGCAGCTGAAGATTACGTTCAAACATCCTTAACTTACGATGAATATATTAAATGTACTGATTCGGGAATCTTCGAACAATTAATATCACTATGAACAGAGAAGCAAAGCAGCAAGAGCTATTTAAGGAATTTATTAACTATCAATTAAAATCATTCGATCTCACATATGAGGACGTGAAGGCGGATCCTCAATGGTATATGAGATATTCAACGACTCAAGAGAAAGAAACTGAGTTTAAAAGCTATATTGTTGAAAGATGTCGTACTGTTTTAAGACTAAGTAAAAAAGCTGCTGAAAACGAGGCAAGTTGGTTTATATTACAATGGGGATTAACTACAAACCCATCAGCTTCAAAAGAATTACTGAAAGAAACTAAGAAGCAAAAAAAGTTGAAATAAACTTTCCGCTCGTTCATAAAGAATAAATAGAATATGAACGAACTACCTAAGAATTGGTTTACTGAGATGCCGTTTGATTATGAGTTTAAGTATTATACACTGCTTGCTCAGATTAAACGCATAGAAGGGGACATTGATAAATTTAAACTACTCAGTTCACTAAAAAATATTGAAGCTTCTCTAAGTATTCTATATGATATTAAGTACGCAAAAGACGGCGAAGTAGATAACGTCAAGATTATTGGAATCGATTTTGAAAATATGGAAATTGAATATGATTATCCTGAAGATAATAAATTAGTAGAGTCTATGTATGACCTATGTGATGTTGCTATTGATAAATACGAAAATGCCCACAAATCTCTAAGAACAAAATGGAGAAATGTCGCTGATTTTTTAAGACTTTCTAATATTGGAGTAAACGTAATTAAGAATCATGGATTTCTTTATATAAAGCATGGGGATAATCTCATAACTTACGAAATAAATATACCATTCCCTTATAAAACCACATGGAAGGCTGTGACTATGAAACACGCTGGAGAATCCAAATATAATTTAAAGAAACTTTCTAAGTTTATAGAAAAACAAGAGGGCGGTGTAAAGCAATACAGGTGCGATGTGGATATAGATATTCCTATTGAAGATTGCGCAGTGCCTGTTCTAAAAAGCATATTATACAAGAACTTAATCTAAATATATAGAATAGAAAATAAAATAAATATGATGAAGCATATAAAGCTATTTAATGATTTCTTAAATGAAGGTAAATTCAATACAGTTTCTAAAGTTATAAAAGAAATTGGAACTAGACCATCTAAAGAAGAGGTCGCAGAGTTTATATACAACAATTTCAGCGAGGTTACAGGAGAAAAATCTAAAGATATGGACATAGAACAAAGCGATAAGGTTGCTGATTTAATAAGTTTCTTTAAATTTGATATCGAAGAATGGATTGCAGCATGGGACGCTAAAGTTTCTAAAGAGAAATAACATGAAGAAGAGAATACAATTATTTGAAACATGGGTTCTTAACGAGAATAATAAGGACTACCTTCGCAAGATTAATTTCTTATTGGCTGGAGAGAAGATTGAGGGACTTACTGGCAAGAACAACAAGAGAATTTATGGTAAAATTAATGATAAATGCCTTGACGGTTTATTTAACGCCTTCTATGCAGAAGGAGATCACGGGAAAGACTTAGAGGTTAACCCATCACTTCCAATAATTTATTATGGTGGAAATAAACCTGAATCGCTAAACTTTCTTAAAAAGTATGGGGTGAAAGAGGACGTTATGTATAACGTTCCATCTCAAATGAAAATGAGTGGTAATAAGTCTGAGTTCTATAAAATGTTTGATGGTTCTTGGTGGTTACCAAAATCAGTATACTCTATTAAAGATGCTGAGAAGCTTAATTTCCCAGTAATCGGAAAACCTGACGATGAGCACTCAGGAATAGGTATCGAAATCTTTGATAACTATAAAGACCTTAAGGATAGCGAATTGTCGTTTGATAACTTTTCTGAGGCTAAAGATTTAGCTCAAGAATTTAGAGTTCTTTTAATGAACGATAAAATCTGTCTAGCAAATGAAAGAATCTCAAAATCAGATAATGAGATGCGAGATAAAAACCCAGACGAACAGACGGAGTTTGTATATGTGGACCAAGACTTAGATAAGCTAGACTTTTTAGATGATGTTTTGAAAATATCTGAAGAGATTAGAAAGAAGATTAAATTAGGTTTATGGTCTATCGATATTATGATAGATACTGACGGAAAACTATGGGTAGCTGAAATAAACTCTGCATCCGGTATGGCAGCAGATAAAATGGCTAAAGTTTACACTATGATATATGAGGACTTTTATGGAGAAGAACTTCCTAAAGACTTTAAGACATTCCTATTCGATGAGTATATCAAACCTATCTACAAAATCAACGCAAAAATAAATGGTAAATCTATTAAGAAATCGAAAGGTGCTGTAGATTACTTTAATTTATAAATATGAAGAAGCTAAAAACATTAAAGGAGTTTATCAACGAAGATATTCAGACAACAGAGATAAATCCTGAAAAGTTTCCTGATCGTGGTGAATCGGGGGATACTGCATTTTTCAAAAAAGGAAAACTTGATGGAGATTACCTTGATGATATCGTAGAAACTAAAAAAGTTAAAATTCCTGCTAAATCATTGAAGCCTTCTCAAGATGCAGTATACTTAGGAAAGGCCCTTGGATTGGCGATTGCAGGAGTTTCTGGAGGAAACTTAGAGGCTGTTATATCTAAAGATAATAGAATTTTAGATGGTCATCATAGATGGGCAGCGACAATGCTTAATAATCCATCAGATAAAGTCGGAGGAGTTCAAGCTGCTCTCAATATAGGTGATTTGATTCCAGTTCTTAGACAAGCTGGAGATGTTCTTGGAAATAAGAGAGGAGTAGAACCTAAAGGAGGAGATGTTAATATATTCAAAGCAAATTCTGAGGATATTAGAGCTTGTATTTATGATGGAAAGAATATGGACCCACAATACTATAATAAAGAAAAATCAGTTGATTGGTTTGAGAATATTGGTGAGACTGTAATATCACAAAGACTTGAAATGATTCAGAGTAAAGTTCCACCCCATGGAGCTCCACCTAGAAAAGAAATGCCTAAAATTAAACCTAATCAGGTTGGAAAAGTTTCTAAAAGTTTATCTGGAGGCCGTATAGACATTAGAGCACCCTATAAAGATTAATGGATAAGCAAGACTTAAAGGATATAAATGTAAGACTATACGTTCATAATATGGAGGTAGATCCCCTATATGACTTTATAAATGAAAGAACAGACTACATGCCAGATTATTGGTTGAATGAGACTGATGTACCATTTTCTGTTTCTGGAGGCTACGTTGAAGTCTGCGTAAATTATACAACATACTCATATATTAGAAGTTTGAAGGAACATCAATCCCCTCTTGATATATAAATTGTTAATAACTTTTTGAAAATAAGTGACCTCAGATTTTTTAGTCTGTGGTTTTTTGTTTATATTAGCATAGTAAACAAATTAAATAACTAACATATAATACTATGAAAAAGAAAAGTGAAATCAAAAAGATTTACGTTAAGAAACCGAAGATTGGAGAGAGTTACTGGTTTTGGTTTGCTGGTGGGATTACATATGGTGTGCTAATGGAGAAAGACGAAAAACTAACAGATCACTATAATGAACCCTGGTATATTTTGCAATCAAAGAGCGGAATGAGATATCCCATAGGTATATTCGAATTAAGACATGACAGACCAATTATTAAACACGATGTATAACATAGAAGACTTAAAAAATATGTTGTTCATTGATATTGAAACATGTTCAGCAGCAAAAGATTTAAAAGGATTTATAGATATTATAGGACCTAACGGTGAAGAGCACTGGTCTAGAAAGGCCAAATATGTCAGAAAAGATTCAGAAGAATATTCAGAAAAATCAGACTCTGAATTATACCCACTAAACGCTGCTTTATATCCAGAATTCGGTAAAGTTTTAGTAATATCAATAGGACAAATAACATATCCTGACGGAGTAACTCCAGTTTCTAAAGTTAAGTCATTCTATGGAGACGATGAAGCAGAAGTTCTTAAAGAATTCATGGATACTATGACTAAAATATTTAGTGCCAAGCCAAGTATTAAAATTATAGGACACAATATAAAAGGATTTGATATTCCATATCTATTAAAAAGATCTGTAATAAATGGAGTAGAAGTTCCTAGTAAACTACACTTACAGAAATTAAAACCTTGGGAAAACTGTTTATTAGATACCCACGATATTTGGAAATTTGGGGGTTGGAATGGAGCATCTCTAAGTTTGATATGCGACCTATTAAATATACCCTCGCCTAAAGAAACTATGAAAGCTGGAGATGTTAGCGAATCATATTGGAATGGTAAATTAGAAGAGATTAAAGAGTACTGTGAAGGTGATGTTGTAGCTACTATGAACGTTATGCTAAAGCTTGCTGGAATGGAAATAATAATTAATGAGGAATGTCCCTTCTAAAAAATATATATAAAATGTACGAATATTACAACAGTTGGTTTCAGAAAGAAAACGAAACAGTAACTTTAACACAAAAAGAAATAGAACAATACTATGGGAGTATTTAAGAATATTAAAGAAGGATGGGGTAATTATCTTAATCTCTCTTTTTACAATAGAAACGAAACCTCACCAGAAATTATAGAAATGGCCGAGGAACGAGCTGAGATTTGTAGAATTTGCCCTTCGCTTACTCCATCTGGATTATATACTATAATTAAAACCATATTACCCGATGGTAAAGCTATAGAGGAACTTTCTCCAGAAAAATTAGAGGGCGATAAAATCCAAGGATATAAATGTGGAGAGTGCGGTTGCGGGTTTCCTCAAAACGTATTCGCACCTGGTAAGAAATGCCCTTTGGGCAAATGGTAAAAGTTTTTGAAAATAAGTGCACAAAAGTTTTTTATTTCGTGCTTTATTGATTATATTAAACTATAACAAATTAAAACAAATAAACTATGGAAGACGAAATGATGGAATTCGAAGAAGAGATGTACTCGGAAGAGGTGCAATCTCAAATTAAGGACAACTTAGCTAGAAAGAACTACGTTGTCGTATCGTCCGGTGATATTAACTTCGGCGATTATTATAGAACCGATAGTCAAAAAGAAATTGAAAAGACTCTAAATGATATGATAGAGTACTTTACTGATACTGAAGAGTATGAGAAATGTTCAAAAATCTTAAAGGCGTTAAAGCGAGTTAGGGGCGAGTTAACTGTATCATAATAATATAGATATATAATACGTATGGAAGATATATTAGAAAACATATTAACTCAACTTACTAGAATTGCTGACTGCTACGAAAATGCAGAGAAGCGAAGTATTAACGAGGCTCGTGCTAGAAACAAGAAAGTTCGAGAAAAAAGAACTATAGGTAATAAGAATCTTAAGAAGGCTGACAAGTAGTCATGTCTTATTACGATACTCTTGGAATAGATGAGAACGCGACTCAAGATGTCATTAAAAAGGCATACCGTAAATTAGCGAAACAACACCACCCTGATACTGAGTCTGGCAATGCTGATAAGTTTAGAGAAGTATCTGAAGCTTATGAGAATTTAGGAGATGAACTGAAGCGTAAAAAATACGATACTGCCCGTCAAATGAGCGGCGGTATGGGTAATGATTTCTTTGAACAGTTTAGAAATAGTCCAGATTTTGCAAGCATGTTTGATGGTTCATTTGGAACTAGAGCAAAGGGACCTGACATGATAGTGTCCATCCAACTTACACTTAATGATGTGTATCACGGAACTGAAAGACTTATTGATACAGGACGTACCAAGTTTAACCTAAAGATTCCTAAGGGAATCGGTAATGGAAATAAGTTAAAACTAAAAGGGAGGGGCGGTGATCACCCAATAAACCCGAATGCCCCTAAGGGAGACATAATAGTTACATGTCATGTTTTACCTAACGTGGAAGTTATTGTAAATGGCAGCGATATATGGGTTGACGTGGACTTACCGTTTTACGATTTATTATTAGGAACTTCAGTTAATATAAATACACCGTTCTACTCTATTAAAGTTGATGTTCCTAAGGGCTCATACAACGGAAAGGTATTGAGAATTAAGGGTCAAGGAATTCCAATATATAAATCAGAAGGATATGGTAATCTAATGGTAAAGTTAAACGTAATAAAGACTGAGCTAAACGAAGAACAATATAACCTTATTGAACAAATAAAACTGATAGACAAAAATAAATAATCGATATGGCTGATGACGACATGGATTTTGAATTTGAATTTGAACCAGACGATAGCTGGGATTCGCTAGATTATATAGGTGACATGATGGCCGATTCGCGACAGTTGATGATGGACGTCGTCTATGCCTCAATAATAAATAACGAGTATGGTGTAGTTAATAGTCTTTCTAAGGTAGATAGAAAGATAGGAGCGATTACTCATGTTCTTGAGTTCTTTCAGGAGCTTGAAGATTACGAGAAATGCGCTGCACTTAAAAAAGTAATAGATAAAATAAAATAACAAATGAATTATTCTTCTTATATTTGCCTAACAGTACTTCAATTTTAAATATATAAACTGTAAAAAGAATTTATATTCGATGAAAGAGAAAGAAGAAGACCGAGATTCTCTAATGAGAGCAAGTTATTATATAGTCACTAGAAATTTTACAAAAACCGTTAATAAATTTATTGTATTTAAGGACAGCGATAAAAGTATTGAAATCCAACATGGGATAGGTCATAGAAGTAAGTTTGTAGATATGATGATAGATTATTTTGAGAAAATGGAAGAATATGAGAAGTGCGAAAAGCTGCTAAAACTTAGAGAGCTTATTATAATGGCAGGCGATTAAGCCTTCATAAAAACATTTAGACAATGAGTAAAAATAAATCTAGTAAAAATACCGAATCAACCAAGCAGACTCCACGGAGAAGAAGTGTTAGGGTTAAATCTGAACATATACAACACGTCAAGTTAAGACAATCACAGGAGAGATATTCAAAAACTATAGAAAATAACGATGTGACGTTTTGTCATGGGCCGGCTGGAACCAGCAAAACGTTTACTGCATGCTATACTGCGCTAAAAATGCTCGCAGAAAAGAAAATAGAACAAGTAATTTTATGTAAACCTATTCAAGAATCTGGTGAGAAGCTTGGGTTTTTGCCTGGTAGTATTGAAGACAAGGTAGACCCATATATGCAGTCATATATTTCTAATATTAAGAAAATAGTTGGTGAAGAAATCACAGAGAGATTATTAGAACGTGGAGTTATTGTGTTTAAGCCGCTTGCGTACATGCGAGGGGATACTTTCGACGATTGCTTAATGATTTTAGACGAAGCTCAAAACGCTACCTTCAAACAATTGATGCTATTTATTACGAGAATGGGTAAAACATCTAAAACCCTGATCACAGGCGATGTTAGTCAATATGATATACCAAAGAAAAGCGCTGGACTCCCTGGATTTATTAAGCTGATGGAGGGAATTAAAGGAGTAGAGAACTTTGAGTTTACTGAAGATGATATCGTGCGAGCTGAAATCCTTAAGAAGATCGTGAAT